GAAGATCAATATTAATATTGGTAGTGGTAATATTGAGCAACGACCTGTAGTTACATTTAGAGTAAAGTTTGCAGGTCAGACTTTTGATAATGTGGCTTTTAGCGTCGGAAATAGAGAGACCAATGAATACAAAGTACTCATTGGTCGTGATTTTATTAAGCGGTTAGATGCTCTTATTGATGTTAATGCTAAGAATATTAGCACTGATAACATCGAAGTAGAATATTAACTAGCCATATCGATAAACTTGTAGAATTCGCTACGAGTTTTCTCATCGTCCATAAAGTCGCCGGATAGCTTACTAGTAACCATATAACAACCTTCGTGCCTGACACCTCTATGACAAGCACATGTATGTTGAGCCTTTACAACAACAGCAACACCTTGATTACCTTCGCAAACTTGGTTAATTGCGGAATGGATTTGTAAAGTCATTGACTCTTGGATTTGCGGACGTCTTGCGTAGAACTCTACGATACGATTCAACTTACTAAGACCGATAACTTTACCGTCTTTTGAAGGAATATACGCAACATGAGCAACACCAGTAAATGCAAGATGGTGATGACTGCAGAGAGATTTAACAGGAATATTACACTGAGCAATAATACCGTCATATCCATCAGATGGAAAAGCTGTGATAGATGGAGGTGAGTTATAGCATCCTGATGCAATATCGTTGACGAATGCTTTTGCTACACGCATTGGTGTATTAGCAGAGTTAGGATCCTGTCTCCAATCAAATCCAAGAGCATCTAGATAATTTTCATAAGCCTTCGCTGCACGTTTAATAATATACTGTTTCTCTTCTTCTGTACGAGGCTTGTTATCATTAGCCTGCGGAAGCTTTACTGGTTCACCAATATCAGAGGTATCGTCAAATTCATCCATATAATGATTATATGTTAATGATTAAAAAAATCAACGGGCATAAATATAGTTATGATAAAAGCGTCTCAAAGACAATTAGCTAACGAAGCATTTGGTGATGTAATGCGTGGTATAGGTGCAGCACTAAAGCAGACAAAAATAGGTCAAGCGGTTGCAGCAGACCTCGCACCTATAACTAACCTCAAAAACGCATTTTCAAGTCAGCAACCTGCCGCAATTTTAAAAGAAAAGCTTAAAACAGATTACTTCAGGACGTTCGACTACAAAACGGTTCAAATAGGTAAAGAGGTAAAACTTCCAAACGACGATAAGCACGACAATCGGGTGTCCATACCATTTAAGGCAAGATTAATTAAAAGCGTTAGTAAGGACCCTACGACGGGTAAACTAGTCGGTGGTAAAGAAGCGTTGGAGGATTTTACTGCTATATTATCGAGAGATAAAAAGGGCTTAAGTGGTAACTATGGTGTTGAGGTTATACAGGATAGTTCAGGTAATGTAGTTGAGACTGGTAAGAGACAAGCGCCTAATAAAATAGACGCAAAAACATGGAATGATATTATTACTGATGTCAACGCTTTAAAATCATTTAAACTAGACGATGTTATTACTGTTTTGACAAGCAATACAGACTATAATGCAAAAAATATAAAAAGTTATGATGGTGGCAACTTAAAAAATAATATTGCGAGCGACATATCTGCAGGTGATAAAAATCTAACTAAAACAGCGCAATACATGCGTTCTAAAGTCCTACTAGAAAAGAATAAACAAACTCAGTTGCAATTGATAGAAAGTAGTTATAATCTTCTATATGAACTATCAATCAACAAAGGTAATTGAACTCGGGTCTTGTGCATTTAGACAATGGCGTGCAACTCATAGTCACTGTCAGTTTCTTCATGGCTATCAGCTTATCGCAAAGTTATGGTTCGGTGGAGCTGAGCTAGACGAGAAAAACTGGGTTGTTGATTTTGGCGGCTTGAAAGAGCTTAAGGGTAAACTACAGCATATCTTTGACCATACTACATGCGTAGCTGCTGATGATCCTGAACTTGAGATGTTTAAAGAGCTTGATAGTCGTGGTATTATTCAGCTTCGTATTCTCGAGAAGGGTGTAGGTATCGAAAGAGTTGCTGAAGAAGTTTATCGTGTTGCTAGTGAGCATATCACAACTCTAACTGGTGGTAGATGCTGGGTCGAGAAGGTTGAAGCCTTCGAACACGCAGATAATTCTGCTCTTTATACGCCCGCAGATTCTAGCGAAGCGGCTGTAATGCCTGCTCAGGCAATCTCAGTTAACTACTCTCAACCACAAGCACAAGTTAAGGTCGGTGCAAATGTAGGGTCTAATGTAACACCTGGTAAAGGAAACTGGTTTGCAGGTACTACTTGGGGATAATATAAAGTATAATATAAAAAACGCGCATAACTTAAGTTATGCGCGTTTTTTTTTGTTTAATGAGGATTAACCTTCTGAAGTACTTTAACAATATATTTCAAGATCTTGCTACGTACAATTTCAGACTCACCGAATCTAAAGCAATGAATATTCATATCAGCAGATTGCTGCGTATCAAATGCATCGATAATACGTGAGATACATGTTACTTTTCCGATATCTGCCTGGAACGAGTCACCGCACAAGACGTATTTTGTATTCTTACCGAAACGGGTAAGAATGGTTGTAATTTCGCTCATCGTCAAATTTTGTATCTCATCAACTATTACAATAGCATCGTTAAATGTTAAACCTCTGACAAAGTTAACTGGTATAGCCTTAAGTACACCGAGAGAGTGTAGGTATGAACAGGTGGTAGTATCTGTAATTTCTTGTACCTTCTCGATGAGCGGCATTGCATACGGCATAAATTTATCATCTACTTCACCAGGAAGAGCGCCGATAGATCTCGAAGCAGATTCAACAACTGATCTAATGTAGATAATATTTTTTATCTTACGTTCTTGAAGTAATTCAAGAGCACCAAGTACTCCTAAGTAACTTTTAGCACTACCGGCAGGCCCGTCGACAAGCACCATATTTGTGTCGTCTCGCTTAATGCAGTCATAGACTGCCTTATGCTTTTCATTAAAATGAAACGGCTTTTTTACCTTGAAGCTTGATAGAGACCAGTTTACCTGTAGAGATTCTTCAATCTCTGTATCTACCACCGACGACTTGCGCTTACGCGCTGTTTTAGTAGCCATATTGTTGTATTATTATTTAGTCAAAAACATAAATAATACTGTGCCATACGTACGAAAAGGTAAATGTGTTTATAGAAAGGATACTGGTAAGAAGGTAGGGTGTTCTGATACAGTTGACAAGGCTGAAAAATATATCAAAGCATTATATGCTAATGCTGATGACGAAGAGACTTTTATACAGCCAGTAAAAGATGTTGTTAATGAAGAACTTAGCTTTGATGAACTAGTTAATATTATTCTCGAAAAAGCTAAACCTAAGAAAAAGAGCAAGCTAAGGTCAAAATGCCAGGCAAAAGCGAAGGCTAAATACGAGGTATGGCCTAGTGCATATGCATCCGGATATGTACAACGCTGCGTAAGAAGAGGAGGTAAGATAGGGTAATGGAACAAATGTCGCAAAGGATACTACTTGAGAACCTTAGAGATTGGTTCAAGCCTCATGTAGATAAGAAGGGAAAGAAGTTTAAAGGCTGGGTTAACTGCAAAACTGGAGGTCCGTGTGGCCGTGAGGATACATCTAAAGGCTCGTATCCTGCTTGTAGACCTACGAAAGCTCAGTGTAAAAAAATAAAGGGTAAGATGTACAAGAAAAAAAGCTCAAAAAGAGTTGCGTGGAAGAAATAATATAGTTGAAAATTAAACAATTGATCTTATTATAAGAGTATGATTGATTGCGATAAGGAGACGCTATTTCTAAGCGATGACTTAGTATTTTTCACGATTGAAGGGGAAGGGGCGTATGTTGGTTATCCTTCTGTATTCATGAGACTTTCAATGTGTAATCTTACTTGTATTGGATTTGCTTCAGAAGACTCACCTAATGGATGTGATTCGTTTATCTCATGGTCTGTTAAGAATAAAATGTCTTTTACAGAGATCTTCAAATTGTATGAAGATAATAATTATATAGAGCATCTTCGTAGTGGCGCTATTCTTAAGCTTACTGGTGGTGAGCCTCTGGTTAGCCAGAAGCAGCTATTAAAGTTTATCCGTGCCTTTCAAGAGCGTTATAACTTTTTACCTATTATTGACTTCGAGACTAATGCGACGATTATGCCTAGTAAAGAGTGGATAGAGATAGGTGCTACGTTTACAACTTCACCAAAGCTAACTACAAATGGTGACCCAGAAGAGAAGACTTATAAACCAGAAGTACTTAAATGGCATGTAGCTAATGGATCTGGATTTAAGTTTGTTATCTCTAGATCTGAAGATACTGAC